GGAACCCTCGAACGAGGACGATAACACTGCTGGAGGGTTTGGCTGCGGACCGGAGGAGATCAGTCCTGGCGCACGAGCTCGGCCACGCGGTGCACAACCACAAGGGCAGCACCCCGGAGACGGAGAGGGAAGCCAGGGAGTGGGCGGCGAGGGCGCTGATCAACCCGGCGAGGCTGGCAGCGACGGCGAAGAAGATCAACTGGCTGGGACTGATCGCTAAGGAAATGGGTGTCATGCCGTCCGACGTGGCCGCGTTCTACCAGTCCCTCACCGATGAGGAACGGTTGTGCATCAAGAAACTAGCAATGATGGAACCCAAGGGTTTCGGGAAGTGGGGTTGAGATGGGGCGTCCCCCACTGCCCATAGGTAAGGCCGGCGCTGTGTCGTTCACGCGCACGGATGAGGGTTGGATGGTGTTGTGCCGTTACCGTGACCGGGACGGTGTGACCCGGAGAGTGAAAGCGTATGGCCCGTCGAAACCCAAGGCGAAAGCGGCACTGGATGAGAAGCTTGAGCGGCGCGGGAGGCGTGGCACGGAGGTGCTGGGGCCGGAGAAAACCGTCGCCCAGTTAGCGGAGGCGTGGTTCCTGACTGTGGATAAATCCCCCGGCACCCGTGACACGTACCGGATGGTGTTAGATACCCATATTCTCCCGAAGCTTGGCCGGGTGAGGTTGTGGGAGGTGTCCCCTGGCAGGGTGGAGGGTTTCCTCAATGATGTGCGGACGGGGCACACAAAGACCGTGGAAACCCCACGAGGGACCTACAAGCGGAAGGTTGGGGGTCCGGGTGCTGTGCCCTCATGTAGGACGGTGCTCCGGCTGATGTTCGCGATGGCGGTCCGGCATGACGCGATCCCCGTCAACCCTGTCACTGACCTCATGCGGGCTACAGGGCCGGTGAGGCAGGCGCGGGCGCTGTCCCTGGATGAGTTCACAAGGTTGAGGGCGAACGTGGAGGTGTGGTCCAACGACGGGCGCATGGGTCCGCGCCGCTCCAAAGACCTCATCGACAAGGTGGACCTGTTGATTGCTACGGGTGTGCGCCCGGGTGAGTTGTTGGCGTTCCGGTGGGAGGACGTTGAACTGCGGATGGTCCCGCCGACGATCGAGGTGACGGGGACGGTTCGGCGGACGAGTGTGTCGGGGTTGCACCGGCAGGGGTTCCCGAAGTCTGTTACGTCGGCGAGGGTGATCCCGTTGCCGGGGTTCGCTGCGGCGATGCTGGCCCGCCGGCACTTGGCGAACGACCCGGAGCGCAACCCGTTGGGGTTGGTGTTCCCGTCGAGGGCGGGGACGGTGATCGACCCGGGGAACTTCCGGCGCCAGTGGACGGATGCCCGCGGGGAAGAGTTCGGGTGGGTGACCCCGTCGTCGTTCCGTAAGACGGTGGCGACCCTGATCGAGCGGGAGACAGACAGTGTGAGGGCGTCCCGGCAGCTCGGGCATTCCTCCGACACGGTGACCCGGAAGCACTACATTGAGCGGTCGAAAGCGGTCCCGGATTCCACTGACTTATTGGAGCGTTTTGGGGGACGTTTACGGGACGTTTACTCCGTGACGGACGGCGATACAGGATGACCGGCAGTGAAGTCACTACTCACACAAACCGCGGAAACATCGACCTAAAAGGGGGTAGAGAGGGCAACAGTGAACAGTATTTCGGATGGCACGCCACACCTTCACAGTGTGGGTTCGAGTCCCACCTGGGGCACCGGAAACAAGCGGAACAACACCCCTGCAACTCCCCCACTTTTGGGGCTAGGGGACGTTTACGGGACGTTTACTTCCAAATCAGTACACCAATCAAAGGGGGAACCATCATGAAGAAAGTCCTGCCCATCATCGCCGTCGTATTCCTGCTCGCCGGGTGCGGAGGCGGTCCGGACGCTGCACCGCCGGCCAGCGAAGAAACGGTCACTGCGACGACCGCGCCGGCCACAGTGGAAGCCGAGCCCACCCAGGAGCCGACAGAGGAGCCGAGTGAGGAACCCACGACCAGCAGCGAGGAGGATGTGAAGGAAGGCCTCACCGCACCCACTGAGGCGCCCGACGTCAACCCTGTGGCCGACCCGGAGGAACAGTTCCTCGAGGCGTACAAGACGGAACTCCAGACGCTACCGGAGGGGCCGCACCAGCAGTTGGGCACCGATGAGGAAGCCATCCAACTCGGATACCGGGCGTGTGACGATTTGACGGTCATGTCGCATGGTGAGGCGTTGTTCGCGTACGCGTTCTCGGAGGCCACGGAGGAACAGGTCGCGGACTACAACGCGGCGCTGAACGCAGCCCAGTTCACGCTCTGCCCGTAGAACGACAAAGGACCCCCACCCGCCGAAGCAGGTGGGGGTTCTTTTATGCGCGGGTCCAGACGTGCCCGTTGGCGTGGTTCCTGTACGGGGAATGGCGGATGAGCCAGTCGGTGACTTCCCACTGCACGAGGAACCCAGCAGCAGCACCCACAGCCATACCGGCGAGGGCGCCAGCCCCGAGGATGGCCGGGAGGAGGACGGGTCTCATGCTTCGTGCCTGCCCGGTTTGTCATCCGGGGCGAGGAACGCGAGATACTTCCGCGTCCACTCCACGACGCCGGGGATCGCGGCGATACGGGCGAGAGTGGCGGCCAGGGCGGTGATGAACGCGGCCGCCGCCACCAGCCACGCGTACAGGCTCGGTGGCATCGTCTCGCCCATGCCGTCGAGGATGGCCTGGATGATCTGCGGGAGGATGATCAGCAGGCCAACGATCGCGGGGATGCCGACTTCGACGGCGGTGCGGAGGGTGGCCCGCCACGGGTGTGCTGCCTGCGTTGCTGGTGCTGGTGTGGTGGTCATGCCTGCTCCTTCTGGTTGACGTTGATGTTCACGTCGGCAGTGATGACACCCTCAGCGAGGACTTGCCGCGTGTCCTCTTTGATCCGCTCGTAATCGACGTCCTGACCGGCCGCGAGCTGGCCAACCAGTGCGGTGAGCGCGGCGATGGACGCCTTGTTCTCGAGGCCGAGGGTTTCCGTGTTTGCGAGCACCTGGATGGCGACGGTTTCTTTCCCGCCGCGGGTGATCTTGTGTTCGTGCCAGACGTTCCGCCCGGGGTTGGTGAGGAAGTCCCGCACACGGGCGGCCCGCTTGAGTACGGGGTCGGCGATGCTGTAGTTCAGGAGGTGGTTCCGGATGCCGGCGATAGCGGAGGCCATCGCATGGAACTTCTGTTCGTTGGGTGTCATTGCCATGATGGCTCCTAGACGTAGAGGCCCGGAACACCGGGGATGAGGAGTTGCGCTTCGGTGGTGGCCGGGTCACCTGTACCGCCCGGACGGATATCCACATGTGTAACGGTGGTGAAGTAGTCCAAGGGGTTCACCCTCGAGTACAGGCCGTGGTTGTAGTTGACGGGCCATTTGATCGCGGAGAAATGGACGTGAGGCCCACCGGAACGACCGGTGTTCCCGGACAGCCCGAGCAGGGTCCCACCCTTGACCCATGTGCCGAGCCGGTCATCCCAGTCGGAGCGTGACTTGTGCGCCACATATGAGCCGATGGCGCCGTGGTCCATGCAGGTGAGGATCCCTGACGGCCAACCGCCCGGGCCGTACACGAACCCGTATTTGACGGCGATGTGTTCGGGCATGTGTTCGCCCCACCCGGCGTATTCGATGACACCGTCACCGGGGGCGTAGACGGGTGTGCCGACCGGGCAGCCGTAGTCGATACCGTCATGCCCGTAGGGCTGGTAGTTGCCGTAGTTGTAGACGAGTTGCTGGACGGGTGTCCCGTTGGGGTCGGGTGTTACTCCGCCGGTTGCGTTGGCGCCCCATGGCTGGGTGATGTAGCTGTCCACGGGGTGTCGTGTGAATACCATGGCGTTAGATCCTTCGGTAGTCCGGTGGAGCTTCCGGCTGCGGCTCATTCGGTGCCACGCGCTGCCCCCACGCGATCCACGCCTCGATGTACTCCTGTGCCGCACGCAATGCCCGACGCATACCGTCGAGCTCTTTATGTAAGGTCTTGCTGTCCTCGGCCCGGTGTTCCTCGCTCGTGTCGAAGCGTTCCTTGAGGATGTCGAACTCACGTCGGAGGGCTTCGTTGTCTTTGCGGAGGTCGTCGTTGATGGCCCGTGCGCCGTTGAGTGCGTTGACCATGGATGTGATCTGTATGGACTCGACTTCGGCGGGGGTTTTCGCGCCGACCGCTTCCGTTTCGGCGTCCATCTTCTGCCGCTCCGAACGGGCTTTATACACGGACACAAGGGCGGCGATTAGCCCGCCGCCCAGCACTACCGCTATGAGCGTCATCACAGCTTCACTCATCGGTGTCAGCCTTCCGTGGTGCCTCCTGGAGGGCTTGCAGTCTTGCCTTCGATTCGCGGGCGATACCCACGGCGCGGAGGGCGCACGCAGCACCGATGGAGAGGGTGAGGATGATAGCCAGGGTGGCCGTTTGTGTGACGCCGGCGAAGATCGCGGACACCCCATAGGCGGTGAACGCTGAAGCGGCGAGCCACAACCCGGCCCGTTCCATGGCTGACGGTGTCCTTTTGAGCAGACCGGCCATGAAGAGAACGCCAGCCGTCAGCAATATGACCCGGTAGGTAAGTGTCATCACGTCGGGCAGCCCGCTGATGCTGGATGGTGCCGACCCGGGGTCGATGAGGATCCTCAACCCGGTGAGGATGCACGCCAACGCTATTAGGAAGTCGAAAGGCCGCGTAAAAACAAGGTGGGCGATGTGGTGTTCCGTGCTTCGTTTGAGTCTCATGAGTTACCTCCTTCCGCTCATGGTTCGACCCAGTGTGTGTACTATGCGGTTAGCCTGTGCAGGCATGAGTCGTACCCCGGTTTCGTCTCGTGCCCTGTGCGGGCTAGTGGCCTTGCCCTGTTACCGCAGGGTGAGGCCACGTCTACTTTGGTTAGGCGACGTTCTGTGTGGCGGTCCAATGGACTGTCCCGGTGACTTCGCCGACGTCTGACATGACGTTCACACCGAAGCTGCCGGTGCCGACGTTGAACGTACGCAGCCGGGGCGGGAGCCCCGACGCGGCTTCCCAGGTCACCTGAACGTTCGGCTTCACACTGAACAACCCGGACGGGAGGGTGATCGTGTTCGGCACATACGGTGTAGAGGATGTGGTGCTGACGTTGTAGAACCCTGACGTTGAGATCGGGGACGCGAGCCGCCAACCCCCACTCAAATACACTTCGAGGGCACCGGACCGATCCAGTCGGGTCACGATCATCCCCTCGTGCGGGGTGAGCGCGTTCCTCGCGGTGGCATTCGCGCAGATGATGACGGCGTTCGTGGTGTCCGCCATCTTCGCGAGGCCCGTGGTGAGGGCGTAGGCGTCGGACCCGACAGGTGTTTCGATACCGTTCTGACGTGTTGTTGGCACGGGGGCTCCTAAGCTTGGGCTGTGAGGACGGGGATTTCCCAGTCGATGAGGATGGCCCCGGAGTCGGGGGTGGCTGAGGTGCGGCCCTTCATCGCCGCGTACGGGTCGCCTTGTATGGCGATGCCGCCCCCGTTGATGAGGGTGTCCGCGAAGCTGAGGGGCAGGTCGATCCATTTGCGGGCTTGCCCGGGTCGGATGGTGACGTCGTGCGGGCCGACCACACGGTTCGTATCCCCGCCCGGTTGGGAAGGGTGCGTGTGCGCGTAGAAGTGAAACACCGCGGGGTCGTTGTGATTACCGACCGCGAGCCGGTCGCCTGTGCGGAACTGGATCCGGTTTATTTTCCTGCCAGCGAGGTGTTTGAACGGGGTCCCGTAGAACCATGCCCCGGTTGTTGTGATGCCGTAGCTGCCTTGGTAGACCTTCGCCCCGTCGCCTGCGTGCGTGCCCCAACCGTTCGACGTCCACGTGCGTGAGCTTCTCGCTGCGGCGGAGGCTTGCCCGGTCTGCGCTTTCTGCGGCGGTGGTGGTAGAGGTGTGGGTGGGGGTTTGGGTGTGGCGGTCGTCTCGACCCTGCCCATAGCCCGGGGTGCGCCTGCCCCCCAGTCCAAATGCACCTTATCCCCCACGTTGTAGGGGCCGTTCGCGGGTTCCGTCTGGTAGGAGATCCCGTTGGCTTGCACCGTGATGGTCGGGGAACCGGCCGGGACCTGCGTCACCGTCCCAGTCCTCGGCCGCGGTTGCGAGGTAGTCCGCCCAGTCACATGAACCCGGGACTGTCCGACCCCGGCGGAGTAGATGGACACCTCCACCGGGTCGCCGTCATCAACCACGAGCGGGTCCGCCCATGTGGCGCGGAGGACGTTCCCATCCACATTCACCCTGCGCTCCCCACCCACGGTGACAACCATGCCCAAACGGAGGCGGGACTGCCCTGCGGGGATCATCCCAGTCAGCACTTCCAAACCCACAGGGGCCTCCTCTATTCAGTTGCTAAGCCGGATTTATGTGGCGGCTAGAATGAGCGGACTTGTACTTCGTCGCCTTGGGGGATGCTTTGAAACCGGCCACCGCTGCACGTTTCCCCGTCGTCCTGATTGTGGTGATGACGGTCGCCGCATTCGGCCCGTACCTGATAAGCGGCATCCGAACCGAGCAGGCAGTGGTCTACGGCGCAATCGCTCTCCTGTTCCCGATGGTCCTCATGAGCACCCGCCCGTACTTTCCGATCATCACCCTATGGTTGTCGATCATCCTGATACTCATGCTTGGGTTGATCCCGCCGACGCCGTACGGTGCGGTCTACCAACCAAACGGTGCCGCATCCACGCTCGACAACTACGGGCTCCCCGTCATTGTGATGCTCCTGGTGTGGTCCGCTGTCCGGGAGGGTCAGGCTCGGCTCGTTCTCCCAGTGTTCGCAGCGGTAACAGTCTGGCTTACCGCGTTGAATGGGCTCATCAGCATCATCGGTACAAGGGTTGACCTGAGCGAATACCTCCGCCGGTTTTGGAGCGAGGCAGGTATCGGCACCACCGCCGAGAACGCCGCCCAGCTGGGCCGCCTGTCGGGCATCTTCAATCAGCCCTCTGAGGCTGGGGTCATGTACGGCATAGCCGGGTTGCTGGCGGTCTGGCGGTACGGCTCTTATCTGCATGGGTGGGCTGCTGTGCGTCAGTAAAGTATTCATCCTTGGCGGGGTGCCGCTGATCTTGTTTTACCTATGGAAGTCGAAGGCCGGGGCTGGGAAGCTTGGCGCTTTGTTCGGCGTGGTAGTCGTGGCGCTAGGGGTTTCCTCGACCGGCCTGTTGCAGCAGTGGACCGGATACAACTATCTCGCCCGACTGCTATCACCCGACGAGAGTCAGGGGCTCATCGAGTTCTACAGTGCCGGTCGTTGGAATGAGGATTCCCGTATGGTCGATACCATTGGCACCGTGCTCTCAGTCCGCCCGCTAACCGGGTTCGGCGGTGGGGGGTTGGATGTCGCGTATGACAGTGCGTGGACGGAAGTGGTCGTTGTCGCCGGCCTGCTCGGCGTCGTGCTCTTGGCGTGCGTGTTTGTTGTTCTGTTCAGGATGGCGCGGCGGCTCGACCCTGACATGCGCCGGTTGGCTACTTTTGTTGTTGTTTTCCTGCTTGGTGCCTCATTGGGTATCCCCTCGTTGACTGTGAACCGTGTTGCCACAGTCGTGTGGATTTTGTTGTGCCTCTTCGCGCTGATGGCTAAAGAGGCCCGACAGGAGGCGTCGAAAGTTTCATCCGCGCTTTCCCGCAAGATCTACACTTAGGACATGGGGAAACTACTTGAAGCCATCCGCTCTGTCCGTGCCACTGTGAAGCTGAGCCGTGGTCAGTGCGAGAACATGGCATGCGGGAAGCCGTTGCGCGATGATGCCCAGCGCGTCAACGGCTTCCGCACATGTTCCCCTGAGTGCGCCGACCAAGCCTGGTCAGACTCGTTCATTTAGTCCCCGGTGGGCAGGAACCGTCCGGCCATCCGTGCGATGTAGGCGTGCCCCGCTGCGGTCGGGTGAACATAGTCAGTGTGAAGTAGACCACCCAGCGTTGAACCGAACGTAGGCACAGGGTTGAACCGTGCCCCCCAGTCAAGGACCGTCACGTTGTCCGGGTCAGCCGTCGCAATATCGTAGGCCGCAGCCCGGTACGCCGAGAACGGGTCCAACGGGTTCGCCTTGGCGATCTCCGCTGGGAACGCAATCACAAACGACGGGACTTTACCCGTAGTCGCGGACTTGATCTTGCTAATCATCGACTGGAGATTCGTCTTGTAGGTGGCCGCGCTGACCGGGGTTGTTCCGCCGTAGTCGTTGGTCCCGAGGGCGAGGATCACAAGGTCGGGGGCATACAGTTTCGCCGTCTCGAATGGGCCGGTAGCCATAGCATTCCAGGTTCCCGTGGTGCCGCCCGAGATGCCGGCTGCGATGGACCGGAACCCCTTAGCCTCATCCCCGTTGTAGGCGACAATCCCCGAAATCGGTGAGTAGCTGGTGGTCCCGTTGCCCGCCGCCCAACCCACTTCAATAGTGTGCGAACCGGCAGTCAGGTTACGTACCTGCACCCGCTTCAATGCCGTGTATGCGGCGTCGGTCACAACGTTCGTTGCCGCCCCACCGTCCACCTTCCAGTAGAACGCCTGACCGGCCCCGAAAGAGTTATCCCAGTAGAGGATGTCAGCACCCGTGCCTGTGAAAGTGTAAACCTGCTTGTCCCCGGAAGCGTAGGCGCGCCACACGTAGGAATCAGGGGAGAAAGCCAGCCCCCCTTGCGAGGTCAGCACGCCACCCGTGTTCACGACCGCTGAGTTGTTCGCCGGGTTCGCCGAGTAGTAGCCGAACCCGCCAGCAGGGTTGCCGGTTGTGGGGAACCCTGCACGGAGCCGGTCACGGAGGATGGACGCCCACCGGGTGGAGAGCGTGGCGGGGGAAACACCGACCGTGATGCTGTCCCCGATATGCCACATGTTCACGGGTGCAGTATCGCGTGCGGCTAATGCGCGGCGGAACGTTGCGAGGGCGTTGTACGCCTGGTCCGCCCTGTCCTGCCGTAGCCGCTCGGATGCGGCGATATCAGCAGGGGATGCCTTGCTGGTGACGGCGGGAGACTCGGCAATGGTGGCACTTAGCGCAGCGGCCTCGAGCCGGTCCGGGAGGTTATCGTCAAGGACTTTCACCTTCGCGGGTAGGGTGAAGTCGTCTCCGACGCTTACCAGTCGTTGCACCATAATCAGGCCCCCGTGATCGTGTAAAGACCCACATTGAGCGGGTCAGCGGTTATTTGCCCCGAGGGCTCGAAAATGTAGAAACCAGGGTTCTGCGTGTCCTCAATGATCGCGGTGCCCGTTGTTCCAGCTTGCACCACAGCGAGCTGTTGGCGGGTGTCAGCGAGGATGTCCTCAGCCTTTTGGGCGTTGTCGCTGATGATGTTGTCCATATTGCGGACGAGTTCTTTCCCGTTCGGTTTCTTGAACCCCAGCGGGGTAACCTCAACAGCCACGCTTACACCTCATCCGTTTCTTGGCTCATCTGCTCCGTCGTCCGGTAAGGATTCACGTTGTCGTACGTCACATCGGGTGAAGTCCCTGTGAGCCGGTTGGCGATGGAGAAGCCCTTCAACGCGGCCGCCGCATCCGACAGGAGGCAGCGGACCGTCATCGACATGGGGCTCACCGTCTCCGCACCCGACAGGCTGATGGACACGCACTCACCCACGAGGGGGACCTGCCGGCCATCCACCACGGGGGCGACAACCGTCCCGTAGTCGCCGACCTGGATCGACGGGTCCGGTAGGCACGACACATCCAAGTCCACGGTCTGCGCGGCCAACCGGTTCAGCACGAGCGTCTCGGCGGCCTTGTCGGCTTTCGCCTGCGTGTTCATCAAAGGGTTGCCGTTGCGGATCACCCGCCGCCCAAACGGACCGTCAGTGCGCAAAGGACCCGTCGTGATCTGGTACGTCCCCACAATGGGGACCTCAACCTCAGACCCATCCGAGGCCGTGGTTTTCCGTGACGAAGTAACCACACCAATGTTGTAGACGTCGTTGATGGACTGCTTCCGGGACATGGATACCAGCACGCCGTCAGGCCCGCCCGCGCACGTGAACACGGGGGTGGGGTCCTTCATGTACACGTCGAGTTCGCCGTCCGGACCCATCCGGTACGACGCATCAACCACGGCCAGGATGTCCTGGATGACCTCCAGCCGGTTCCCGTCCCACGTGTTCGTCAGCGACAGCGGGGAGTCCGTGACGCCCGTTATCTCAAGGGGCAGCGTGTCCCCGATGAGGCGGGTGAGTTCGCTGAACACGGTCGGGTTCGTCCCCGCGGGCTGTTCCGGTGCGAGGAACTCGTCTGAGTCGAGTTCGGCGGTGAGTTCGTCCGCTTCGACCTGCACGGAAGAACCGACCGACACGGCGATTGAACGGTAATGCTGCGGGAGGGCGGAGTCGGGTTCGACGTACCCGTCCTCGCGGATCACCCGGAACTTCCACGACTCGTCCACCTGGTTGGAGATGACCCGGAACCAGCCGATCCGCACCTCACCAGCCCCACCCACAAGGTAGGACACCTGGAGCCGGGACCCGCCAACACCGAGGGGGTCCTCGAACAGCCACGGCCCGAGCTGTCCGTCCGGGTCTTTCACCGTCAACGACATGGAGCCTTGGACTTTCGCCCGCTCCGAACCGTCCCACGAGAACGACCACGACGACACGTCCAGTGGATCATCCAATGCGAGCCTGCCGTCGTACCAGACCCAGCACACCAGCCGGTCGCCGGTACGGGAGCCCCGGAGGGCTTGCCGTGTGTTCTCGTCAATGTCCCGCACGAGGCCCCCTATACAACGTTCGCTGGGTTCTTCTGGTCATCCAGATAAGTTCCACCGCCGGCGGCGTCCTGCTTCTGGTCGTAGGTGGCGAAGAGTTCCGCGACGTCCTGGTACGGCCAGAGTGTGACGATGACGCGGGCGGAGGATGGGCGGACCACATTCATGGTGGTCTCCCACCGGGTGAGGTTCCCCAAAATGACGGGGGTTTCTTCCACGGTGGCCGCCGAATAGGTGGCAACCCCCGGGATGGCCGAACCCCATTCCGGGGTGGGCCGGAACACCAAATGCGGTGCCTGCTTCACAAGGTCGCGGACCCTGACCGTTTCCTCCTCGGTGCGGGTCCGGAACACCAACGGGATCCCGGACACGGCCGTCCTGCCCGTGCTGATGGACACCGGCCGGGAGGAACCCAACACCATGAAGTCCGCCGTGTCAGCGGTGTACGTGAACGAACCGAACGCCGCACGGGATAGCACCGGTTGACCTGCCCGTGTTCCGTCACCCCATACGGGGACCGCGGAGGACGGGTTGAATGGGTCCTGCAAGTACCCGCACACCGACCCGATCAGCGTGTCAGCGAACACCGGGGGTATACCGGCGTCCACACCCGAGACCACCTCAAGTTCATACGTGACATCCCTACCCAACGGGGTCTCGAAGTCCTCGATGTAGAACGAGTCCACAACCTGGACGGTGCGGGCACCCCGGACGGGGGAACGTTCCCCGTCCGAGGTGCGCCACACACTGATGACATGATCCCCAGCCGACAACCCTTGCACTGTGACCGCCGCCCGGGGGCAGGGCGGGTCAGTGACCGGTACGGCGGTGAGTGTCACCATCAGATTCCCCTTCGAGTGTTGGACGCGACCCGGACCTGCTGGTCGATTTCCTTACGGACGACCCCGCGGACCTTGCCGAGGAACTCGCCGCCCTCAAGGTAGAGGTTCCCGGTGAACTCCCCGCCCGCAGCGTTCGCGTAGTCAGCTTTCATCTGCTGCCACTCGTCGTACGGGGTGAACGCGTCCGGCTTCTTCTTCTGATGGACGACGGTCGGGCCGTCCGTGTCGTACAGCCAGCCGCCGCCATCCATCAGCGTGGGAGCCATTGCAGCGCCGCCGCCGAAGAAGTCGCGGATCCCCCCGACAACCCCGTCAGTGATGTCACCCACAAGGTTGCCGATGTTGTTCGCGATGTCGGAGACGAACTTGATCACCGAGTCAATACCGCTGGTGGCGATACCGACGCCCGCGTCAACGAACATCCCCCCACCGGGGAACTGCTTCTTGATGAGCCCAACCAGTTGGGCGACCATCCCCTGGAACGGGTTATCCGGCTGGCCTTCCCCCGGCTTACCTGTGCCACCCGGGTACAGGCGTTGCAGGTTCCGGATGTCATTCGCCGTGGGGACCGATGCCATAGCCCCGAGGTGGGGGGCCATGATGGAGGACGCGTTCGAGTGCGGGAGCCCGAGGGCGTGCCCGATCTCATGCGCTGCCACCGTACGGCGTTGGACCGCCCCGAGTTGGGCCATCCACGACGGGGACATGTCGATGTTCGTCCCGGTCGTGTAACCGAGGATCCCACCGCCACGCTCCCGCTGCGTCACATAACCCTGATGCTTGCCGCGCCCGGTTTTGACTTTCACGCCGGCGGCGCCGTCCCACATGTTCGCGGCACCCTTGAAGTTCCACGGACCCATACCCGCGGCGACGTTCATGAAGTACGCGCCGTGTTGGGCGATGGCGTTCCGGTTGCCCATGAACGCGCCAGCGACCGGGCCGGAGTCAATACGGGCAGCACCGTGAGCCAGTGCGGCTAGTTTGTCCTTGCCGATGCGTGCGGTCTGGTCCTTCGTGAAGTAGTACTCTCCACGGTGGGCAGGCCCCGCGACCTCCGTCGCCGCGCCATCACCGGTGTACCCGCCGTCCTTGAAGCCCTTCGGTAGTTTCACCTCCGGGATTTTCACGCCCGGGATCTTGTTGAACGTCTTGATCAGGCCATCGTTGATGACCGTCTCCACGACGAACTTCACAGGGGCTTTCGCGATGCCCTGAATGGCGTCCCACGCCGTTTTGATGCCCTTCTTAGCGGCCTCAAAAGCATCAGGGATGCCCCGGACAATGGACCCGAACTTGTCGAACACCGGTTTGATGACGTCAGTCCAGGCGACACTGATGGTGTCGCCGATCCACGTCATCACAGGGTTGATGACGTTCTTCCACAACCAGTTGAACTTATCCCCGAACCATTGCAGGACGTTCCGTGCGTTGGGCAGGAACACCCCGTTGAACCAGTTCAGGAAACTCTTCACGACAAGGTTGATGCCGATCCAAGCCCGCTGAATGATGGTCCGGCCGAGTTCTGTCTCCGTGAAGAACCACACCTGAGCCGCCACAAGCGCCCCGATAGCCAGAATCACGAGCCCGATAGGCCCGGTGATCGCCAGCCACAGGAGTTTGAACGCGCCCGTGAGTACCTTCACATGTGTGATGAAGTTAGCGATCGCACCCAGCAGGGACGCGGCGCCGATCACGCCGAGGAAGATCCCCACAGCGACCGGTGAACCGGCCAGCGCCTCGAGCAGTGGTGAGAGTTCCGTGAGGATGTTCGCCACCGTTTGCGCGAAGATGGTCAGCACATCGACCGTTGTCGGGCCGAGCGCCTCCACTACGGGTGCGATGGCGCCGAGGATGTCCCCGAACGCCGCGAACAGTGCAGGAAGCTTCGGGGCGATCTCCGCCACACCATCCCGCACGCCCTCAAAAAAGGTGATCAGACCGGCGCCGAACGCCGGATCAGACAGTGCGGTGAACAGCCCGCCGATGAACAGGCCCGCGATCTCGCCGGACAGTTCAAGGAACCGCGCCAACGAATCCGACCCAGTGCGGAACGCTTCACCGATCGGACCAAGAGCGGCCAGCAACCCCTCAGCGCCGGCCTGTGCGCCGGCGAAGATGGTCGCCATGGTGGTCTGGAACGCTTCGCCGCCCATGGCCGCGTCAACGTCCCGCAGGCCAGCAGCGAGCCCGCCGAGGGTGGTGTTGATCCCCCCAGCCATGGCAGCGGACGTCAGCGAGGAGAAGATCCCCAGCACGGAATCGCCGATGGACCACAGGTCTTTCATCCCCTGGATGCCGTCGTCGATCCACCGCTTGAGTGACCCGTCAGCGGCGGCCGCCTGGATGAACGAGTTGAACTGCTCCGCCAGATCCGCAACCCACCCGGCCAACCGTGGCATGTAATCCATGCCCACAATGCCGAGGGTGATGAACGACTGCACGATGGGGTCGATGGCCCGGTTCAGGATCTCAATCGACTCAGCAACCCCACGCAACAGGCGTTCAAGGACACCACTACCCAGTGAGGACTGGAGGGACGCCATGAACTGCTGCGCACCAGCACCGAGCGCGGAAGCGATAGCGCCCACACCCGTGGCCATCTGCGGGCCAAGAGCACCACTGAGGGCCAGCAGGGGCGCGGAGAACCCGGTGAAGAAGTTCTCCTGAGCAATCCTGCGGATCCCCGACAGGGTGTCCTTCACCTGCAACAGTGCCCGGACGGCCTCCTGCGCGGCGGGGGTGAGTTCACCCATCGCCTCAGCCGACTCATGCCCTGCACGTGCGGCGGTGTCGGCCTGCTGCAACTGGACTCGTTCGAGGTTCCTGTGAGCCTGAGCCACCGCACGAGCCGAATCAACCTGCGCCTGCTTCGCCTGCGCCGCCGCATCCTTGATGGCCTGCTGGGCGTCAAGGTGCGCCTGCTGTGCATCAGCCAGCCGCTGTTCGGCTTTGAGGACAGCCTCACTGCCAGCCTTAGCTTCCTTCTTCGCTTTCGCGTGCTCCTTGCGGAGTTCAGCCTCAGACTCAATAGCCCGCTCGTTGGCCGCGTACAGCTTATTGACCGTGTTGTTCAGAGAGTCGAGCTCGTCGCCGGTCTTGCCCTCGGCTTTGGCTTTGTTGTACTCCGCCAGCGCTTTACGGTAGGCGATCGCCGTGTCCTTCGCCTCCATGTGGGCGTCGAACACCTGACTGCCGACCTTGTTCACACGTGCGGCAGCTTCCTCACGCGCCTCAACGAGATCCCTTTGCGCGTCGATCACACCACGGGCAGCGTCAGCCTCACGGCGTTCCGCCGCCTCAACAGCCCGTGAAGCTGCGACCTGCGCCGCGGCGGCGTTCTCCTCCGCCATCGTGATGGCGGCCAAGGCGTCCTCAACGGCCATCGCAGCGAGGCGCGGGTTAGCGGTGAACGCGCTAGTTTCTGCGTTGACAGCCTTGAGCGCGTCGCCCACACCGGACAGGGCGGCAACCAACACGCCAGCACCGGCACCGATGGAGATGAACCCGGCGGGGATGAGCGCAGCCACACCAGCCAACTGACCCAACGACGAGGCGAGGGTGAGCACGTGACCGGCACCAGCCAGCAGGCCCGCGCCGGCGGCACCAGCAGCAGGTGTTACAGCGGTGAGGCCGGCGGTGACCATGGCGATGGATGCGGTGAACGTACGCCCAGCCCTGGAGCTGGTGTTCATGTCGTTCGTCATGCGGGTGAAGTCACCCGACGTCCGACGCGTGGTCGTTCTCACCCGCTCATTCGCGACACTCAAGTCACGTGAAGATGACACAGCCCGACGCTGCGCCATATCCAGGTCACGGGTGGCACGTGCGGAAGCGTCCTGTGCGTCCGCTACACGCCTGTGAGCGGACTCAGCGCGGCGCTCCGCCTCAACGACCTGTGACGAGTCCGCGGCGTGCTTCCTGCGGGCGTCAGCGAGCTTCTTCTCAGCCGCCACCACAGCCGCCGCCGCGTCCTGCTCCCGCCGGCGAGCCCGGAGGATCCCATCGGATGCGTCGTTGACGGCCTTCTCATGGCGTTGCGCCTGCGCCTCAAGCTTGTCCGTGGACCGCTTACCCGCCTCGGCGGTCTGGTCCATGCCCTGGCGGACCTTACGCAACGCGTTCAGTGCCGGGTTATTGTCGACCGTGACCTTGCCGTAGATTTCCCCAAGGTACAAAGCCACGGTCGACCCCCTCTATTCGTTTTTACGTTTCGGATCCAACATCAAACCGATACGAGTCGATGGGATGGCCTCGCCGTCCGGGCCAGCAGTCGGAACCCGCCGGAGCAGCCCCCAAATACGGGTCGATAGCCACCGCCATGAGCGTTCCCGAAGGATCCCCGACCCGACATCAATCCCGTACACCTCGTGCAGGTCAGCCTCAACAAGCCGCCAATGCTGGAGGATGTCAGCCCACGAGTGCCCGTCACTCTGCTGCTGCGGGTACTCGTACCATTCGCTTAGCCCTGTTTCTGCGTCGTACGTGCCGCGGCCGTACGGGTCCGGGTCTCCGTTCGGCGCTGTTCCCTGTTCTTCGCCGGCGCTTTTCCCTGGTTGCGCCACACCTCGAGCGCGGTCTCGAAGTTCTGCGTCGTCCACGTGAACACCACAGAGGACACGAACCGGAGCCCCTGATACGAGACCTTGTCCTTGAGGAGTTCGTCGTACGTGTCACCAAGGACCATGCGGAAGAAGTCGGGTTCCTCATCATCGGAGACGAGTTCGATGTCCTTCTCGGTGAGGTCCTGACCCTGGTACGCCTTGACTCCGGTGATGAAGAGTTTCTGGAGGCGCATACCGGTTTCGGCGTCTACTGCTTCGACGTCGTATGTTTTCCCGTTGATGGGGATGCGCAGCTTCGGGGAGAATACGTCTTCGATCTGCGTGATGTCTTTGACGGTCATTTCTGTGCTCCAAGGTTTGAGGTTTCCAAGGTGGTTAGGTGGTGCCCACCGGCCCGACGCCTTGGATCGCCGGACCGGTGGGAGTCATTACGGGGTTACCGGGACCGTGTAGACGACGACAGCGCCAACACCCGGGCCGCCGAACTCCGCGGTGGTCAGGTCGGTCCGTGAACCGCCGCCCTCCGTGAAGTTCGCGTCGATAACACCAGCGAGACCAGTGGCGGCGCCCCGCTTGTAGGTGCGGAAGTGGACGCGGCCATCCTCAGCCACGTTCATGCCGGCGGTGCGGAGGATTTCCTGCCCCGGGTCAGCGGTCATACCAGCACGGGGGATCTTGCAGGTGCCGGTGAGTTCGTAGGACAGCCCGGTGGCGACCTGTGAAGCGAACGCCCCACTGTCGAAGTCCGAGTCATCCTGGCGGTCCTTCGAGATACCCGGAGGGGTGTAGTTGGTGATGCCCTTCACCTGCGTGTATCCGCCGGCCGGTTCGGTGCCATCGGTGTAGGCGGCGACTTCGAGTACCCAGTCGCTGACGATGCCTGGAGTGATTGTCATGTCTGACTCCTAGTCAGTTCGGTGGGCTGTCGCCCTTGTGTATTGGATGTAGTAGTTGCGTGTGACTTCGATGCGGTTGTTACTGTCCGGGCCAAGACTCGTTCCCGACTGCCGCCGAACGTGGACGATTTCCACGCCCGCCCACTGGACCCGTTCGAGTCCGTCGAGGGCGTCATCCGCGTTGTCCGCGGCAGTTTTGGTGTCCACCCTGTTGTTGGGGCGGCCACGGATCCGGAGTTGCAACCCGATCTCGTGGAGCGTCCCGTTCGGTGGTCCGAGCGGGTACAGGGTCATTGCTGTGCCCCGGTCCGGTGTGGATGGGAGGGTGTCCCAGTAGAGGGGGTTCACGGCAGTCGTGTACCCGGCGCCGGTGAGATCGTAGAGCCCTACACCTTGGGCTTCGAGGTATTCGCCGATGGCGGTGAGGAGGTCGGTTTCAAAGCTCACCCCGTATCTCCTTCGCGATGATTTCCCCGATGGCCCGGGCTTCTTCGTTCATGGTCGCTTCGAGCCATTTGGCGCGGCGGCCGGGGTCGTGCCGGTAGTGGAGCGTCTCGTGCTGCCGTTTCGCGTACGGGGTGTCATACGACACGGCGGCGCTGTTGCCGTCCAGGGATGTCCGCCCGGAACGGATGAGCGTCCCCTCTTCGATGGGTGCTGTCCGGTTCGCTGTTTCCAGCAGGTATTCGGCGGCGAGGATGAGGCCCCGTGTGGTGCCTTCCTCGAAGCGGAGGGGGATGTTGTCGCCGCCCCTGACCTCGAAACTGTCAGCCATAAACACCTCCGAGGTTTAGGGTTGACACGGTGTCATGACACCCGCTAAAGTTGAGGTATCAGCAAGGAACACCAACCGAAAGGCAAGACAATGAACACCTACAAGCTCAACGTGAAGGTCGCAGGAGAGAACAACCACGGACTCGGCTCGGTTCGAGTTCAGGCCGCAGACAAGGCATCCGCCCCCGCCGAAGCAATCAAGGCCATGGTCCGCCACGCCAAGGAGTTCAACGCCAAGTACGACGGCCAGATCGCAGGTTGGCAGCACCGCAGCGAGAACCCCGCCGACTACGAAGTGTGGGGCACCATCCGCAAGATGCCCGCCAAGGTCGCCGCATGAGCAAGGGAACTACGCGCCGCACAGTCCGCATCGAGGATGGACTGTGGGAGGATGCAAAGGCAAAGGCTGAGGCGGACGAACAGAACCTCTCCGAAGTAATCCGCCAGCTACTCACCGAATGGATCGCGAAATGATTACCGACACTGATGGGGTGCAACACCCGACACCCGATGATGTAGCCACCGATGAGGCTATAAATCACATCTCTTCGTGTGAGCAGTGCCGGCAAAGGTTCCCAACGATCGCTGAACGATCTGAGCGGATCAGGCCAGACTGATCTCCAGGTGGTCCGGCAGTTCAAGCGCTCCGGAGTCAAGCATGGACCGCCCGATCACCGTCGATATCTTGTCCCGGTGGGTGACCACCGAACCCGGTGTGAACACGCTGTAGAAGCTCTTGTCCTCAACCCACAGTGTCGTCTCGGACACGGTTTCGCTGCCGGTGGCGTCGCGCACGTAGCGGCGTTTCTCGTCCACGAAACACGGGACCGGTGTGGGGTCGCTGTAGGTGTCGCCCATAGGTCCGCCGCCGGAGAGGGTTTCCACTACGGCGAGGTGCACCATGAACATGCTGAGCTCACCCACGGTACGGCTGCCCGTTCAGGAGGCCCACCTGATCGAGGATGTAGTAGGCCGTCGTGCACAGTTCGGTGAGTGCCCGGACCTTCGCGTCACGATCCGCGAGCTTCTCAGTGATGGACGCTTCCTCGTAGTCGATCGACGCGGAACCGATCTTCTTCGACGCGACACTCCGCTGCGAGAGGAGGTTGAGTTCCCCGTCCCCCGGGCGTAACCCGTTCGCCGCCCAAAACCGGGCCTGCGCGATCACGGCGTCCTTGAACACCGCACGGATCACCGTGGATGCCGGGTAACCGTCAGCGTCCACGTGGTAGACCGCTAGGCGGGTCTTATGCCCCACCAAGGCGTTCGCGTGGAGGGTGAGTTCCGCCGCATCAGCCGGCGCGTTCTCAGACCAGATATCGGTCTGCGTGGCGTATTCCAACACGGCGGAACCCTCCTACTTATTCGGCGAACAGGTCGCGGATCTGATCCCGGGAAAGCTCCTCAAGGGAACCTTCCTGATGACCCCGCAACACGGCGTACTCGACCCAGTCGGACTTGGACGCGTTCCGGGCTGGCCGGTCGTCCTCGCCAGGGGCGAGGAACGTCGTAGCCGGTGCCGAAGCGGGTTCGGCGGTGTCCACGGTGAAGCCCTGCGCACGGAGACGTCGAGCGTCCTGTGCGGACACGTCAGCCTCCGCGACACCTGCCTTGAAGTCGAGGGATAGGCCGGCGACTTTCACCTGCGCGGTGATCCCGAACGGTGCAATGATCCGGCTCATATGGTGGTCTCCCCCGTGTCGATGTTGTGAGTGACGGTGACCTTCTCACCGTTCGGCTTGACCGCCTCGTACTTCTCAATGCGGGGCTCCGAGGTGTCCTCTTCGGCCTCAACTTCGGGGAGGGGCTTGACCGCGTTCACGGTGCCCACAAGGAGCGCTTCCTCACCCGGGTTCGGGGTCACCGAAGTGGCCCGCTCGTTCGGGTCAGTCGTGTCGGCCGGACCATCACCGGGTGCGGTAACAGAGGGCTTCGTGACGTCACTGTCGAGGGTGGTCTTTTCTTCGGTGGTCTTACGAGTTGCCATGACAGGCTCCTAACTAAGGTTTTGGGTTGGTGAGAGGGCGGCACCCGCGCTAGGCAGGTGCCGCCCGGTCAACTAGGAGGCGAGGACGCCACGCAGACGCGCAGCAGCACGACCACCGAACAGAGCCAGACCGCAGTACCAGTCAATGCGGATCCGGTAAGCGGGCTTCGTCTCAAGCTCGCCCAGGTCGTACGCGTTCGGCAGGAGCAGACCATTCGACGCCAGACCGGTCACCGACTGGTCTCCCTCGTCCTCGCCGAACTTCACGGCGTAGATGCTCGAAGCGTTCGTGGCGGTGCCCTGAACCTCCGTGCGGGTGATGATGTCCGCGCCGGCGGCGGTCTGCCCGATGTCCAGCAGGGGGATGCCGTTGTACGTGGGGACACGCTTCCCGGTCATCGCCTCAGTGATCCAATCAGCCCCACCGAGACGGCGGGCTGAGGACATGATCCGACCGATGATCGCGGCGTTCGTGTACAGGGCACCGTTCGCGCCGTTCAGGCCCGGGACAGCGGCCACAAGGGCGTCCAGTGCGTCAAAGAAGTCGTGGCCCGCGGTGACAGGTCCCATGCCGTTCGTGGCGGCGTCGATGACCTGCGCACCCGTGAGGCGCTTCTTCAAACCGTCGAAGCCCTTCGGGTCAACGGCCACGTCACCGTTGATGAACGTGTCCTGGAACTTGTACGACACGGCCTTGACCTTCGCGGCCGTCTGGAGGGCCTTCTGGTCGTTGAGCTGCGAACCGGTAGCGACGATGAACTTGTCCACGTCGGCGTCGCCACCGAGAATCACAAGACCCTCAGACTTCTGGTTGAACGTACCCGTGGACTCGGTGTACGCCTCGTTGACGCCACGGAAAGCCACACCGGGGAGGGTGCCCTCAGTGTTGTACGAGTAGGAGTTGCCGCCGATGCCCTTGATGGGGAGACGGTCGAGGACTGGGGAGTTCTGGACGAAGAGTTCGACGACGCCGCGCTGGAGGTCCTGGGGGATGAGCGGGGCGGCCTGTGCAAGTGTTACAGCCATTTCGGGGTTCCTTTACTAGGAGTTGGTGTTGAATGCTGCCGCGAGCCGGGGGCGTCCCGGCGCGACGTTGGTTTGGCGCTGCTCTCCGGTCCCGCCGGTGAAGTCTGCGCCGCTCGTGCCAGCCGCCCGGACTAGCTTGAGTTTGGGGTTGTCTTTGACCGCGTCGTCGATCGCCTTGGTGATGGCTTTCGAGTCTGTCGGGTCGATGTCCGTGAGCTTCGCCAGGAAGCCGCGGGAGTCTAGGAGGGCCTCGGCGTCAGCGCCGGCCTTCGATGCCGCTTTGTACACGGCGAGTTCGGTCTTGGCCTGCGTGGCTTCCGAGGAGAGTGCGCCGATCTGCTTGGTAAGTTCGGCGGGGTCCGGTTTGGTGTCGCCGTCCTTGACGAACCCGAGGGTCTTACCGAGTTCCTTCACGAGCTCGTTGCGTGCTTCCTCAGCGGCCTTCGTCTTGGCGGTGGTGCGGTCCTTGCCGTTCTCGGCGCGGAGACGCTCAATCTCAGCCTTCGCCTTGTCCGGGTCCGTCCACGGATTGTCCGCCGGAGGTTCGGCTGGTTTCGGATCAGCGGGAGGCGCGGGGTCGCCAGCGGGAGGCGCGGGAGGATCGGCCGGGGCAGGGTCGCCGTCCGCCATCATGGTGGCGTTACCGAACGTGGCCCGGTGGTGTTCGAGGAGGGCTTCAATGCCTCCGGGTGCGTAGGGGTCGATCCCGTGAATGGTGCGGTGCTTGTGCATGACGGCCTCCAAGGCATAAAAAATGCACCCGGCCTGTTTGGTGGGTGCATTGGTTGGGTACGTGTTTAGCGTGCGGTCAGTGACGTCCGGTACGCGAGGTTCTTACGATCATGATCGTCCCGCCACTGCTTGAACTCGGCTTGTGCTTGGCGTAGCTTCCGGCGCGTAGCCCGGGCGGGTTCGGAGTCCTTGCCGTGGATCTCTTCGTCCACGATCACACGACGCTTCCACTCCCTCACGCGCCGCTCGTAGGCTCGCTGCCGTTGGCGGAGCGCGTCACCTTCCGGGTCCTCAGTACGCCCGAATGGTTTCGTGACTCCCACAATGTACAGCCCTTGTGAGTGCCGACAGTTATGTACTAAGATGGAGTTTAGAAGGTATCCACCGAAACTAGTCTGAAAGTCGTAGGCATGACCCCTAAACCACTTACGGTCAACACGGACAAGCTCATCAGTCTCTACCTCGCAGGACAGTCCTGCCAAGACCTCGCTCGTGCTTTCGGAGTCAGCGACACGACCCTCCGCCGCAGGCTCAAGGCCCATGGTGTGACGATCCGCCAAGGCCCCAGTTACAGAGGCCCGGATAGTGAGGAGGTCAAGGTCAAGCGAGCCGTTACCCGCGAGTCCCTCACCCTTCACGCCGGCCCTACTGAGGACATCGTGGCCGCACTGTTGGATTCCCTCGGTGTTGGATACCGGCAACAGACCGTCGTCGGTCACTACAACATCGATTTCACCCTGACAGAACTTCCCGTCGCCGTGGAGGTCGTCACCGGAGCTAGCAACCCTCGTACTCGGGTAAAGCGACCGGAGCGCATCGAACTTATTCGCAACTCCGGATTCCACGTCATCGAGTTCATTGCGAACTACGGGACCATCAAGGCTCCCCCGAATCTTGCCGGCGCGAAAAACCTGATCGCCTTGGCGGAGTCCTTCGGCAGGAACCCACCCACGAGAGGTCAACACAGGGTGATTAGGGCTGACGGTGAACCGTACACCCCCCGCAGTTTCCAGCTCGATTGATGGCCCCTCGTACCAGGCGCGGACGGCGTTCTCGATGTTCCCGACTGCTGCGAACTGGTGATCGCCGAGAATCGCGTTCGGGTGGTACAGGCCGGCCAACGTGGCTTCCGCGACCGTCCCAGCGACCCGCACACCGTCGCTGAGGCCCCCGCGAGTCCTACCGCTGATGGAGAGGACTTTCCCCTCCCACGGACGGCACAACTGGCATTCTTCGGGAGCATCCGAGACGATGACGAGGTCTTGCCCGAGGTCCCCGAGCTTGTCCGTGTGGCCTTGCAAGGAAGCCTGCGCCGCCTGGGTGCGTGCGGCCATCTCCGCGTACGAGGCGAGTTCCCAGTTCCGGCCTGACACGTCCGTGAACCCGGTAACACCCCTAGAGGCGTACCGTTTCAACGCCTGCGCTGACGCTTCCCGACGTGTGAGCGTCCCGGTGAGCATTTGCGCCGTAGTTTCCCGCGTCACCTGATCGTAAGTATCAGCAACCCAACGGCGGACCCGGAACAGTGTCGAGTTCAACGGCGCCAACGTCGCCGACACGAACCCGCCAATGGACGGTGGCACCGGTGGGGAAGCCAACGCCCCCGCACCCCTACCCACCGCTTCCAAGTCCGCTACAGCGGCCGCGGTGCCCCGGTTGTACGCCATCTGCATGGCCCGTTCCACCGCCCCCGGAACACCCCGCTCCAAATCGGAGAGCAGTGTGTCGAGTTGCCGGTTCAGGTCTTGCAGGTCAGCGTACTTCCGGTCCAACCACGTTTCCGACGTGATCCCCTTGGCGATCTGCCTTGCGAGGCGATGAAGTATCGCCTCTTCGGCGTCCTGGTAGATGTCCCTGATGACCTTGACGAGTTCGGCCGCACTGTTGGGCATCAGGGCCATGACGTGATCCTACTCCTCGAGCTCAGCAGCAGGCGGTCGGAACGTTTCGGGGTCCTCAACCGGTGGTAACGCATCCTCCTTGAGGATGCGGGCCACTTCCTCCCCGACCCATGTCTCATCCGCATCAGGGTTCGCCACACGCACCAACGTCTCAGTAGAGGCAGCACGAGCGTTTCGCAACGTCTGCACAATCTGTGCCAAAATCAGCGGATCAGCATGGTTCGAAGCCGCGAACTCAACATCAACCCCAGCATCCGGCTTACCACCGCCCTTGCAAATGACCGCATCAATCGCAAGGCACTTCTCCAGCAAGCGCTCCAGTTCAGGCTCCCAAGCCCTCACCTTCCGCTTCCGCGTCTGCTGCGACATGTTGTCCTCAGACGTCACCTCAGTGGCCGTCTTATCCGCAGCACCATCCGGGCCAGCAAGACCAAACGAACGCGGACTGTAGCCGGCGGACCGGATCACCCGGTGCAGGATGTCCTCCATGATCCGCAAGTGTTCCTCAACGCGGATCTTGAACTGGACCTGCTCAATCGGCAGAGACGCGTCCTTCATGGCACCAGGGGCAGCAGTCACACCCGTGAAGAGTGACCGGTCATGGAACACGGCTCCTTGCCCGGGCCCGTTGCTGGTTAGCATCGACTCCGGGACAATAAGGCGTGACTTGCCGTCCTTGAGGTCCCGCATCAACGAGGTGTAAGCCTCGTCGTAGTCGCTGAGATCGCCCAGCAGGCCCTCAAGGTCGCTACGGCCAAGGTGTGCGCCTAATGCGTCTTTGCGCCACAACAGTGACTGCTCGAGGTTACGGATGTATACGACGTCGAGACCGGGTGTATCGGTGCTGATCGTGTCGCCGTCGATGAGAGGCTGTGAGGCCAGCCAAGCGGTTTCCGTGCGGTCCTGATACGGGCGCCGGGTTCCGAGTTGTTCCTTCGTGCCCTCATACAGGCCGTGTCGGATGACACCGATACCGTTGCCGTCGAGCTCGTGGCATTCGAGGTGCCGCCAGACGGTGGCGTTCTCCTCCGCCAGCACCCGCCAAAACGTAACAGCGGTGAGCCGGCCCCAACGGAAGGTGGGCCATGCGAGGTCCGCGTCCACCTTCGTCACGAACGCGTGGTTCGCGATCGTGGTGTCCCAGGTGGCCCGGAGGAACGTCCCACCAAGACCGGAGGAGAGTTCAGCGGCGCCGACGAACACGGTATGCGCGGACTCGAGGATCGTGTCCAGGCGCTCCTGCGTTTTCTCATCCTCATCAACGACAGTCGCCGTGATCGGATCAGAGAACAGTAGGTCACTGTTCACCCGGCAAATGTCGGCAGCTAATGGAGTGTGCCGCTTGTCACTCTCCCCGGCAGTCTCAGGTTTCCCCCAAAAGAACCGGGATACCGCACCAATGATCCCGCCCGCCAGTTGTGACGGGCGGATGCTCCCACCCGCGCCGTAGAGCTTCGTGAGTTCGGAGGGGTCACCGACCATCCATGTGTCATAAACCCTATAGGCGTCGAGGATGGGCGCGAGTTCAGCCGGCGGCCACTTCTGATCATTGCCAGGCAACGGCATGAGGCCCCCTATGCGGCTAGATCGACGTAGTTACGCCAGTTCGTTTCAGTGGTCACAAGGGCGTACCGGAACGCATCAATACTGTGATCGGCAACCTTGAGGGGCTTGTCCTCGCCCTTCTCCGTCGCCTTCGGGTCCCACGAATACCCGGGAATCTCACCGATCAGGCCCTTGCACCGGTCCGAGACAAGCAGGTTCCCCGTCGCCAGCAGTGACGACATGGTCCGGATCCCGTACAGGACGTCATTCTCGGCGTTGATGACGTTCGAGAAGCCGTCCTGGGTGAGTTGCACCTTGAACGACGCCGCCGCGGGGTCAACGCACACCCATTCCGGTTGCACGGTCTGAGACATGTGATGTTGCTGCGGCAGCCATTCGCGGATCTGCCGGGACAGGTCCCCGTCTGTCAACGAGCGTTGCGTGGCTTTCGAGTCGTGCCGCCACTCATCGATGGCGTACAGCCGGTTGTCGATGCCCAACCCCAACAGGATGGCGCTGGTGGCGTTCGTCGTGCCGTAGTCCAAACCGAGGGACAGGACGCGCTGCATGGGCGGTAGGGACTCCCAGGGGACCACATGCGTGTCATGGTCCCACGCGTCGAAGATGGCGCCCTCAGCGGCCACCCACTCGGCCTGAATGTACCGGCGGTAGAAGAGCCCTGAGTAGGACTTCTTCGTGCGCTCCACATACTCGGCCGGGAGGGACTTGTTGTCGTCGAGGATGAACGTGTAACGGTACAGGTCGAGTGCGCCCGGGTCAGGGTTGCGGTGGATCGTGCCGTGCTTATCAATCCACAGCATGGCTTTGTCCAGCCAGTTCACTTTCAACCAGTGGACGGGGCCTTCGGGGTTGGAGGTGAGCCACAGTTTCGCACCCGCAACGGACAGCCGGGAGTACAGCATGTTGAAGTACGACTCCGGGAGGGTGGACGCCTCATCGACGTAGGCGCCGGCCAAGGTTAGGCCCTGTATCTTCGTCCGGGCGGCTTCGTTGTTCGCCCCGATGATCAGCACGCGGCGGCCGAGGATCTCCACGTACCCTTCCCCGGTGTTGATGCGGACCCGTTTCGACCCGAACAACTCCTGCAACGGGAGGAGGAGGTTATTGATGATGGTCCGCTCGGTTTTCCCCGTCATCAGCAGGTTGCCGGCGGGGCCGTTGCGGATGAAGTGAACCCACTCGAGGAGAGACGTGAACGTTTTCGAGGACCGGACACTACCCTCATAGGCTTCAATGGACGGCGAGTTGTGCTGCACGGCGAGCAGTGATTTGCCGGTGAAGGGGACGGGGTTAGTCATCGGGTGTTCCGCCCATCATGTAGGCGAGCCACTTGTCCACGGCTGGGAGGTCCTTCTCACTGGAGTCCATGCGCTCGAGGGCCATGTGCTTGTCGGCCAGGATGCCCACGACGGTGCCGAGGTCGCGGATGGCGAACTCAGCTTCCTCGTCGTCGAGCATGACGTTGATCCGGTCGAGTGCTTTGCGTGCGGTGGTGATGGAGTCCGCGGCGAGGAGCGCCCGGACTTTCTTCGTGTCCACCTGCTTGGCTTTCGTGGCTGTTTCGGTGGCGGTCCGGTCGAACGTCAGCCCTGCGGCGGCGCAGATCTTCGACACACTCTCATTGGAGACGCCGGCGCGCCTGGCTATCTCATTCCGGGATAGCCCTTGTCCGTGGAGGTCGCGGATTTCCTGCCGTTTCTGTTCGGTGATGCGAGGCACAAGCCGCTCACCCCCTCAGTCGAAATAGTGGTCCGGCTGCTCCCACGAGTATGTGGTGCCGCAGTCTTTGTTGGTGCAGACCAGCCACGGGCATTTGCTGGTGCAGTGGAGTTTCGAGTATTCGCGGGCGTTGTGGCCGCATACAGGGCATTCGACGTCATGCACGGCCGCCCCTCACTGCTCGGTGAAGTTTGAGCCCCCGCAGGTGGTGTCATTGCCAGCGAGAAACGACCGGCTCTTCCACCTTCACCCGTATGAAAAGGCGAGTGTTGACGGGGGACATGCGAAAGGCCCCGGTTCCCCGGAGCCTTCTCACCGCCACTACGGGCGATTATGCTCTAAACCTATGTGACAAGTCTTCGCCTGTCAAGCGACATTCCCGGTACTCATAGGGCCAGCCCTGAACATGGGATTCCCATACTTAGAAGCCTTCATCCTCACCCACAGGTTCCGAACCTTCCGCACTTGATAACGCTTCTGTGGGACCTTCTGACCCAAAACCTCCGCCAGCCAGCGCTCCTGCTCATTCACGTGCCGGAGTAGTCCACGAGACACCCACTTACGGATGGTCGCAGACGGTAGCGCTTCTCCCGTTACCGGGTCGGTCAGCATCCGTGACACCTGCGTTGACGTCCCGGTCTCCATGCCTGCCGCAAGCAGAGCTTCAAAGCGCCACGACTGCACGTCCCATTCCCCGCCGCACACCCGGCAGTGAGCCACGCCGGATCCAACTCTCGCGTACAGGGGCGCCCCGCACACGATTTCAAGGGACTCCCCCGGGCACATGCCGGCGAACACCCGCGACGGCGGCTTATCGGTCCCCCTACGGGCCTCCCACACCGCAGCGTGGAACTCGTCGCACATGTCCCCCGCCCAATCAGCGGAACGGAACACGCCACCTTGTTTACGGAGCCACTTCGCGCACGACGACGGCGACCGCATGTCCCCCGGTCGAGTCGGTACGCCGTGGTCGAGGATCATCGACGTCCATGACCGGATCAACGCGGCGAGCTCATGCCCGGTAGCGCTGGCCTTGAAGTCCACGATCAACGCAGGCTCACCACTGGCCGCCGTCACCGGGTCGGTGTAGTGGGTGGCCCGAATGGTGGTGTCCCACAGGTCAGTGAGGATGCCGGGAATCTCGTCCAGGTCCCGTTCCAACTGTGTGGTGTGGTCGTGGCAGAGGGTGATCCCGTCCCCTGGTTGTACCTGACACCCGGCAACTGTGCACACCATGATTCCCCTTTATCGTCTGCTGATACCCATTTTATCGCCTCGTGGGGCTTATTCGATGTGCGGGTTTCGGGTGTTGTTGCGGCGGTCGGCCTCCCGGAGGAGGTCTTGGAGGGTGTCCGTGATGGGGAGGATGACGGCGTTGTGGCACCGGCATTCTTTGTGGCCGCAGTTGTAGGGTGTACGACATCTAGCGCAGCAGCGGGTCATGGTTCGAGTCCTTCGATGGTGGTCATCCGCCAGTCACGGAACTTCTCCCCGCGGTCGCTGCGATCCCAGTATCCGACGCCCTCCGCGCATATCTCGTTGGCTGTGTAGGTGCGTGAGAAGTCGCGGCGCTCATCCTCGTGGGTGACGATAATAGTCACGGTCCTGACGCGGGTCGGGTTCGATCGGGGGTAGTTCACTTCTTCTCCTTCTTCGGGTGGCAGGCGCACTGCCGGTTCTTCCGGCACTTACCGCTGTAAAAACTTCGGCAACACCACTGACGGCAAGTGGTCCAGGTCATCGGACCTTGTCCATTTCTGAATGGGTCATATGCTCGCGGCGTGCACTTGATACCGCTGCTTCCGCTTCGGAAAGAGTGTCGAACAACCCAACATGGAAGTACTCGCCAGCGACTTGGAACTGCGCACGATACCGTCCTTTGAAGTGAACGACTCCGCGCACGCCGGTTGAGTTATTCCGCTGCGCACCTTGGCGGTTTTGCCCGTTCTGTCCAGAAGTGGCTAACCGTAGATGGCTAGGCCGGACGCATGTAGGCGTGTGGCACTTATGGTCCACTTCCATCCCTGCCGGGATTGGTTCGCCTCGTTGAAGCTCCAGTGAATACCTATGCGCATATACCGTCCTGCCAGCAACACTCAGAGCGCCGTAGCCGCTGGACTTGAGCGCCCCAAGCCAGCGCCAACACTCTCCCGCACGGTCCACCATGGCCCAGAATCTAGCCTCCGGTGAGCGTGGGTCGTCAGTGCTCCCATGCCTGCGCCAACGCTCATAGTGCTTATGGCACCATCCACGAGCGTAAAACTCGCCTCTGCAATCTTCTATCGTGCAGCTCATCTCGGCGCTTTCCCGTTCCGTAGTAGTGGTGGCGCCCATTCGATGCCCCGTACTGCGCGGGCAACCTGACGGCGTTCGATAGCCTGGCGCTTCGTCTCGCGGGCTTTCTGTTTCCGCACGATCCGGCGGAACTTCGGGTCACGGTGGAGGAACTCGAGCATGAGTTTCACCGCTTCCCGGAACTGATCCCATGTGTCCTGTGTGAGGATCGGCTTCGGCTTGTCCGCGGTGACTTCGATCGGTCCGCCGTCGAGATACCCACCCTTGTCGTGCCCGCTCATCCTCGGCTCCTCTGCTGTTGCATGTACTCGTCGGTGGATAGCCCACCGGTCCAGTTCGGGTCGATGCCGAGCAGGTCGTCCACCGATGGCATCGGGGTCTTTTGTGGTTTGAGTCTTTTCACGACATGGCAGCGCCGGCATACCCGGTCACCGTTACGCAGGGTCATCGAGAACATGTGCTGGCAGGGCTCGCTGGTTGGGCACTTCGGGCACTCGTTCATCCTTCGTCTCCGACCTGTGCAACCACGGGTGCGGTCGTGTGGGCGAGCTGGTCACGTAACCGCTGATCCCGCTTCACGTAACCGTTCTCCCGCAACCACTGCTCCAGGTACGGCATGGCGCGGGGTGACACTTCCACGCCTTCCTGGTTAGTGCAGTACGTGACCGATTCGGAGATCAGGATGTGCGGGCTCATGACTCGCCCCTCAACGCGGCAAGGATGATACGGGCCTGACTACGGCGAAACTCTTTGGTCTCCTCGTTCACGGAATCCCAAATCCAAGCGACTGGGGCCTCTGACTGCAACGCCCGCGCTGCCCGTTCCACCGTGTCGTCGTCCACGCGCACCCGTACGATGCCAGCCGCACGATCCGCCTCATCCGCAGCAGCAAGAGCGCGAACGGCTCCGTTCTGCGCTGGCAATTCGCCCGGTGCCATCTGGTAGAGACCCTTGGATAGTTCTCGTCGCACTGGCTCCAACCGTGGGTCGGTGTTGCCGCTGTGGAACGTCGCCGCCAGTTTGTCATTCGCGCCCACGATTAGCCTCCAATGCGGTCGTGATGTCTTTCCGGATGAGGTAAATGGCGGCTCGCATTGCCGTGTCCTCAGCGGTGCGACCCGTAAACCGTCCTTCCCACTGACTGAGGCGTTCTTCCACGGCTTGGACGGCGTTCAGGAGGCGGGCCACATCCGTAGGCGCGTTGGCGATGAACTCGGCGTCGGATGTGTAGGTGGGTCCGTATGTCACCACCATCTTTTGCTCACCGGTCGAATGCGCTACCTGCGCAACCGCGCCATCACTGCGCGCCATCCATGGCTCTGGTGTGGCTGCGTTGAGCCGGCCCCGGATCTCGTCAAGGTGTCCCATCATGCGCCTCTCACGGTTTCACGCTTCATGTCGCAGAAGTTGTCAACCGCGTACATCAGATCCCGTACGGCCTTCTGGAGTTTCCCCGGCGGTGTCGTCGCCGCGGCCGCACGGTTGAACTCGAGGCACGCGGTATCAAGCTGCTTCTTCGCCTGCTCAAGGGGGGTGTTTTCGGGTAACGTTGTCATTGGGAGCCCCTTCCGGCTTCCGGCCCCGGCAGCGGATTCCACAAACGCTGAACCGGGGCACTTACTTTTGGTGATGCATTCATTCTATCGCTTACTGGTACCGATGTCATCGCTTCACAGGGCCGATTTCAATGACAGCACCGGACGGTACATCATCGGCGTACACCTTCGAACATGTGACCTCGACGACCTGTGAGTCGTCCCCGTACGCGCCGGCGGACTTGAGCGCGTCCAACGTGGAGCGGAGGAGCTTGTCCAGGTCAGGTTTCACGATTGGCACCGGCCGGAACCTCACCGACACACTCTTAGGCCTTGGCAGGCGGAACACGACCGACACCCACACGGCACCCACAAGCGGGGCCTCGAAATGCTCCATCACCGCGTGACGCACATCCTCACGCCACGGCCGCACCTTGCTCGACGACTCAACCAGGACAGCCCTGCCCCCCACCACGAAACCCCGCTTCGACCCCTGCGGAGCCGGCACACCACGCACCACAACACGCGTGCGCGTTTCCAAATACCGTCCGGGCGGTCGGTAATTCGTCTCGTCGGTCATGCTGCGGCCCTTGTTTCGTGGTTGGCGTCGAAGAGGGCTCGTGCGAAGCCCATCGGTGTGGCGCTGCGGAAGTTGGCGCGCTCGGGTCCTGGTGAGGCGTAGTGGATCCGGTTATCCGGCTTCCCGAGTGACGGGTCTTTTGCAGGTTGCGGCATAATGAACCCTCCACCGGTCCAGAGGCATGTTTTTTTGGTGTAGTTGTCCGCGGGTTCATATGCGGTGTAGTCGGCGGGGTGGAACGTGTGGTTAGGCTTCCCGAATGCTGAGGCGAGCACACTGACGGGGTTCTCAACGAACCATGGGGCGCCGGAGAGTCTGCCGATGGTGCGGCACTGCTCGGCGACCATGACGGCTTTCGCCTGGAACAGCTTGTCGGCCTCGTATTTGGTTTTGAACCATCGAGCCCCGGAAACGGCCATGTCGGTGCATGGTGGGTAGCCTCCGACGAACGCTATTCGTTTTTCGGCTATGAGTCGGCCGATGAGTGGCATGGCGTCCTCGATGGTGCCGGCGAACCGGGTTACACCGTCCCGGGTGGTTGTTACCCCGTGTTGTGGGTCTACGGCGAGGACGTTGTAGCCGGCTTCGATCCAGGGTTGGCAGCCGTTGAGGGTGAGGTCGCAGAGGCTGACGAGCGTGTCGCGGCTGTGCGCCTCTGTGAGCGGTTGGGATGCTTCCACCCCCACCGGTACCGCCATGACCGGTTCTGTCGCCTGTGAGGGCCGTTTACGGGCGTGCGAGGTCATGATTCCTCCCATACGACGGTTACCGGGAACAGGATGGTGTCCGGGTTGATGGTTTGGGTCATCCGGTGATCCCACCAAGCGTCCTCACGGTGCCATTCGGTTTCCGTCTGGTTGCGGTGGTCGTATAGGCGGAACGTTTCCCCTATGAGGTGCTGGCAGGTCATCCCGTTCGCGTCGGTAATCAACACCGGGTCATAGCCGAGGTCGAACATGCTGTCGGCGGTTCTCATACGACGTTCTCCATCCCGTGCCGGTAATCATCGATATCGGAGGCCATGCTGTTCGCGGAGGCGAAACTGGGACGCCAGACGAGGTTGATGGTGCAGTTCGGGCCGTGCCGGTTCTTCGCCAGAATGAGTTCGATTTCGTCCGGGGTTTTTTCGTCACGGTGGAGGAGGATGATGTTGTCGGCGTGGGCTTCGATGCCGCCGGATTCGCGGAGGTCCGCCATGGTGGGGCGTTTGTCCTCACGGTGGGTAGACCCACGGTTGACTTGTGCGAGGGCGAGGACGTGGGTGTCGAACTCCTTCGCCAGGTGTTTGCAGTCCTCGAGGATCCGTGAGACTTGCCGTTCACGGGATTCGGTCCGGTCCGCCGGGGTCACCAACTGGGAGTAGTCGATGATGACCAGCGGGAGTGGGCCTTTCCTCGTCCAGGTGCGGACGGTCGCCCTGATCTGCGCCATCGTCAACCGTGACTTGTCCTCGATGTACACCCGCCAGTCCTGGGAGCGTTGCGCCAACCGGCTGACCCGCTGCCAGTCGATGTCGGTGAGGTTCCCCGAGTTCAGCCGGCCGAGGTCGATCCCTTGGGCGCTGGCCGCCATGCGGGAGACGACTTCGGTCATGGACATTTCGAGGGAGAAGAACCCCACACCGTAACCGTGGGCGGCGACGGCCGCACACGACGCGATCACCGACTTACCAACCGCGGGACGTGCACCCACAACAGTGAGCTGCCCGCCACGCCAACCGCCATTCAACTTCCGGTCGAGTTCGGACCAACCGGTCTTGTACTTCTGCTGCTCCGGGGCCTGCCACTCATCCACCGCCAACTCGAGAGCCTTCGCGAACGTCGTGATGGTGACACCGGTTGCTTGTGAGACTGTCTCATCCAACGTGGCGCGGCCCGCATCGAGGATGGTTTCGGCGTCCTCCCATGAACTGGTCTGCGCCTGCTGGATGAGTTGCTGTCCCACATCGGCCATGCGGCGGAGTCGTGCGAGTCCGACGACGATCTCCGCGTAATGCGGTGCGACCCCCCTGTGGGGTGCTTGGGCGAAGCACTGGTGGAGGTAGACGGCGTCCACGCCGGGGATGTCCCCGATCAGGTGGGACATGGTGAGCGGGTCGGCGGGTTTCCCCGCCCGGATCTGCGCCGTGATCTTCTTCCACAGTTCCTCATGAGCGGGGCGGTAAAAATCTTCAGGGTTGATGAAGATGTCGTCGAGTGCGCGGGGTTCGCCCATGATGGCGCCGATGAGTTTCATTTCGGCGCCCGTGTCGGCGCGGGGTTCATGCTGCATGGGTTTTCCTTCGGGCTTGTTCGAGCCTGTCCGCGGCGTGCTGTTCGCGTTGCTGTTTCGTCCAGGCGAGTTGTTCTTCGAGGGTGAGCCCGTCTGGTGGGGGTTCGGGGGTCCAGTAGTCCCGGCCGAGGATGGCGTCCGGGTTGATCTCCCCGTCCGGGCTCTGGCCGGTCTTGTTCTTCTCCCACGCTTCGAGGGCAGCGAGGCGGATCTTGTCGTACTGCTTCCGGAACTTCGGCATCGACAGGATGTTCTTCCGCCAGAACGAATCCTCCTGCGACCAGCGGATCAGGTTTTCAGCTTTTGACGGGTCGCGTTTGTCGAGGTCGATCATGCGGCGGGCTTCGTCTAACCATTCCTTGGTGATGGTTGGTCGGAGGGACCCGTTGCCTTCGATGAGGTCTGCGAGGAGTTCGCACATCACGGGTGCCGTTAGGCTCCCGGGACTAGTACTAACTTTGTTAGTACTCTCTGTATCTGTATCTGCTACGTTTTTGCCAGCGTCTTGCTTAGCATTTGCTGTAGCACTTGCTACCCCTTCGGCTACGTTTCTTGCTTTCGCTTTGCCGCCCCGCTTGCCAGCTTCGGACCGCTTGGCGGATAGCTGGTCGATCTCCTCAGATGACCGTTGATGCTCCAAGTAGTCGTGGGCCTGGAACCCGTCCGGGGTCTCGTGGATGAGCACTCCAAGGAGTTCTTTGCGGGCTTTCACGGGTACGCGTTTCGTCCATACGGCGGCCGGTATTTTGCCGTCTGTGCGGTTGCGTGAGCACCAGCACCATAGGTCGATGATGGCCCGGAATGCGGCGTCGGAGAGGACTTCCATTTTGGGGTGTTCGGGCATCCCGTCGTGGACGGTGATGTAGGTTCGGGTGTCGCGGGGCATCAGGCGACACCCCCGAAGATGTCGAGGACTTCCTGCTGGCACCGTTTGGCGATGATCTCGCAGTACCGTTCCTCAAGCTCTACACCGATGGCTTTCCGTCCGAGGTTCTTAGCGGCGATGAGAGTCGATCCACTGCCCGCGAATGGGTCCGCGATCGCCCCCGGCGGGGCTGCCTCGATAAGGCGCATCATCAGCGCTACAGGCTTAGCGTGGACGTGGTCTCGCTTCTCCGGTGAACCGTTCCCTGACGGGTAGCTGAGGATGGAGAATGAGGCTGCGCTTACGCGTGCCCATCCTTCACCGCGGACGAAGATACTCTCGTGCGTGTAGCGCCACGGACCACCATTCAGTCCCGGCTCACGCTTATCCCACACGAGCCGGTGATCCCATCCCCCTGGAGGTTCCGGCATGCGAGGTGTTCCGAATGCGATTACCGGCCGATCAGCCCACGCAGCAAGCGCAGCGTCGCGAACTTCGGTCGTGCGGTCATTGGCGATGAACGCGTTCCCGATACGACCATTACCGCCTGCTCTGCCGTATCCATTGCCGTTCTCGCTGCCGTACGGTGGGTCAGTCACCAGCACGTCCGCCTCGAGCCATTCCCTGTGCTCGGTGAGGCAGTCCCCGTGATAGAGGGTCACATGGTCGTCGGAGTAGTAGAGGCTCAAAATGCCACCTCCACAGTCCCGCAAGCGGTACAGGTCTCCCCTGGCTTATGGCAGCCCACGGGCTGGCGCTTGATGATGTCGTACACGGTGCGCTGTCCTACCCCATACGCAGCGGCGATGTCCTCGACGGGGATGCCGTGGTCGTAGAAGAGTTTGGTGAGGTAGCCGTCGTGGAGGCGCACTTCGAGCCGGCGTTGTGCGTGTATGGCGAGGAGTTCGCGGGCGGCGGCCGTCTTGTCAACGTCGGCGGGTTGCGATAATCTCATATCCGAGTCCTTCGTTTTGTGGCCCCGCAGGTGTTAGCGCACCTGCGGGGCTTTTGCGTTCCTACTCAGTATATCGCCTACGAGTACCTAAGTCAGGTATTCGTAGGCGATATCTGAGGCAAACTTACAGCCGTGTCATTACGAACACAGCCTGTCCAGATCGTTGTGCGTGAAGAGTTCGTTCCGCTTTGCTCGCACTGCACTGTCGGCCTCCTCCACGGTTCCAAACGGGCCGAGGAAGTACCGCCTCCGGTTGTGCCCGATGACCCCACACCACGCGCCTCTTCTCCGGTCCCAATAGACCCCATGTGCGCCGCTGGTATTTCTTGCCGACAGGCCCGCCCGGTTTTCGACGTTCTGCTTATCGGTGACAAGCCGGAGGTGGTCGGGATTGACACATGCTCTGTTGTGGCAGATGTGATCCACAAGCAAACCTTCCGGGATGCTGCCTTTCGACTGCTCGTACGAAAAGCGGTGAGCGCCCATATTCCCGCCGTTCACCCAGAACCAGCCGTACCCGTAGCTGTTCTTCCCAGCAGTCCATTCCCAACAAGAGCCAGACTTGTCTACGTTCTTCCAGAACCGTTCCGTAGCGGATGGCCGCACGAGCGGTTCGCGTTTTTCCTTGGGGGTAGCGCGCTTCCACCGCAGGTAATGCATACCGCACATCTGACGAGCCACCGTTTTACGATCACATTGGTCCTCGACACACTTCATGCTGCTACCTTCCCTGTTCGTCCTGCCCGCCAATCGCGGTCATAGTCAGCCTTCGCCGCCTTGCACGGCCCACACGCCGGCTCACCCAACCGCTGGTGGCGTTTATGCCCCGACTTCGTCCCGCACTGTGCGGCGTCCTTACGGGGCTTCTGCGGCTTCCGCTTCACCGGTTGCGGTTTCGGGTCAGGCTTCGACTCTGGTTGCGGCGTGTTCCAGGGGTCCGCTTCACCCCGGAGCTTCCCGTTGTACTGGTAGCCCATCTCAGAATCCCGGATCGTTGTTGGAACCCCACCCGCCGTCATCGTTGCCGAACCCGCCCGACTGCTCACGCGGGGCCTTCGGGATCACCCCGACGTCGCGGGCGCGAAGCTCCAACGACTGGCCCTTCCCGCCGTCCTTGCCCTCCCACTCGCGGATCCGTTCCGAACCCACCACGACGACCCGGTCACCCTTGGCCAGCACTTCGGCGAGGGCTTCGGCTTTCTTCTCCCAAATGGACACGCGCCGCCATGTGGTGCCGTCGTCGTCCCACCCGCCGCTCTGGTTCTTCTTGCTGTGGTTCTCGGCCAGGGAGAACTCGAGGACCGCTTTGCCCTGCGGAGTGAACTTGAGGGCCGGTTCGCCCACGTTGCCTACTACGGTTACATCGCTCATCGTCATGCTGCTTTCTGTGTGATTGAACGGCTGGCGTCAGCATCCAGCCGGTAAAACTCGTCCTCCGTCAAAACGAAACACGGTGTGTCCAGGGGGTCAGCCCACGACGGGACCAACCAGCCCATCAGGTACGCCGTGGAAGGGTTGGCGTGCACCCACCCATGACAGCCCGTAGTCCCGGAACCGCACAGGATGATGACGTTCTCCGGGTTATGCACCGCCGTCTTGGGGGATTGGGAGCGCAGTTTTCGGTGGTGGAAGTTCAACTCCCCCTCCCCACCGCAGCGGACGCACTGGCCGTTGTCGCGGAGGAACACGAGGCCCTTCGTCTTACGGGGGATATCGCTCATTTCTCCTCCTCACGTTCCAAGTAGTCCATCAGCGCGGCGGCGGCGTCCCAGTCATTTGCCAGCATTGCTGCGCGCAGCGCTTCGGTCATCCACTCGTTACTCATGCGCCGGCCCCGTTCGAGGCGTAGAGCGCCGCGTTAGCCCGCTCGCTGCTGATCTCCGACCGCTTCCCATCAGCCGCCGCCTGGAACCACTTGAGTTTCCCCCGGATAGCGTCCAACGTGGCGTCAGCGATCAGGCGCCGGTTCAACGCCGTGGCCACCTCGTCGTCCGCGTCCGCTATCGCCTCGCAGAGGGTCATGGCGGCTTTCGGGTCGCGGTGCCGTTCGGTGACGATGGCTTTCCCGCGCAACCGTTTGTGGTCGGCTTCGGCGTTGGCGGCTTCTTCTCCTGCGGTGGCGTAGGCGCGGAGGGTGGTGTCCCAGTCGGAGAGGATCCGATTGAGCTCAAGCTGAGCGCTCATACCATCACCTCCTGTGGGAGAAGGTTCCAGATGCCGAGCTTCCCTTTCTCAGGGAACGGGCAGGCGAGCGGCCGCGGGTTGGCTAGTTCCCAGTGCCATACGTCCGGTTGCGCCCAAGCGGAACAGTGATCGCCGCAGTCGTGGCACCAGCACTCAGTAGCGTGGTGGCATCCGACGACATCAACTGTTCCGATCACTTGGCCGTAGTCGAGGAAGAGGTCCTGCTTACGTAGCGGCCCCATGTTCCCGCGCTCGGCGGGGAGCTTTTGCGCGGCATTGATCCACGCTTCCTGCATGGCCTGGTGTTCTTCGGCTTCGGTGGAGTAGCCGAGGCCGGCGTGGATGTAGATCTGCCCTCGGTGGCTGGTCCCGCGTGAGCGGTTCTCGACGTCCTTACCGCCGTGGATGATGGCCCACGCCCACGGCTGGCGAACTGTCAGGGCTTTCACGCGGCGGCCCTCGCTTTACCCTCAGCGGACACCAACGCCAGCACCGAATCCGGGGCACCCTCAGCCACATACGCGTCATACAACGCCCGCAACTCGTCCACCGTGGCGCACTCCTTCATCCGCGCTTGGACTGCGTCGATATCCACCGCCTGCCGCTGAATCGTGCGCTTAGGCCCCGCAACGGTAGCCTGCGGCCGCTCCCCGTGGTCGTATGTGTCCGCGTCCGGGTCTGTCTCCGTCGTCGGCAACGCGAACGCCTGCAAGAGGCACGTCCGGAACGCCACGCTCATGGCCTTCGGGGTCGCCTTATCCCCGTAGTCGTTCGCCTCCGCCGCGACCACAGACGTGCACTCGTCACCCTTCAAGTCGGTGAACGTGTACTCCACCAGGACCCGGCACGCCACACCCAACGCCCCGCTCTTGGACGTGAACGGGAGATGCTCGATCGACAGCACGTTCGACGGGCGCACCGTCAGGCCGTGCTTCCTCATCGCCGGGGATACAGCATTCACAACCGCGTCGATGCCGCGGAAGTTGAAATTCTGCTGCGTGTTCTTGTCGTTCTTCGCGACGGACCGAACCTCGTCCATCACGTTATTGATCGCTTCGTAAACGCTCATGATGCCCTCTCAAACTCAATCTCGGGTGCCTCAACAGGGTCCGCGACCTTATGCGCGGCGAGGCCAAACTTGTACACCTGGAAAGCGGCACGGAAGAACTCCATGTGCTCGTGGATCTCGGCACGGTTCCGGGCCAACGGGATCAGGTACGTACCGTCCGGGGTCACATGCGCCACAAAGGTTTGCTGGATCTCCGGGAGCTTCAACGGGACCGTGGGCTGGTCGGGCTCCACGTAGTAGTCCGCCAACGCATAAGCCGCCGTCTGGAGTTTCGTTTCCCGGTACACGCCGTTGCTGGTTTTCACATCCCACAGCACCGGCCCATCACACAAGGTCGGGAAGTGGCCGATCGCGTCGAACCTCCCACCCGAGTGGAACTCGGACAGGAACACGGTTTTCTCCGTTAGCGTCGGCACCACATGGAACCGGTCCAGGAAACGGACGTAACCATCCACGTACGGATAGAGTTCTTCCGGCACTTCGACGGGGCGGCCGTTCAGCAGGTCCTCAGCGAGGGCGTGAATGTCCGTACCCCTCACCGCAGCGCGGTCCCGCTCCTGGTTGGGTGCGCCTTTCGCCAGCCGGATGAACTTCTCCTGGTCCGTCAGGTGCCGGAGTTCCCATGCTTCCTCCGCGGCTTTCTTCGCCGCCCACGGGACCAGGAACGGCTTCGGGATGCCCCCGTCGAGGATTGTGGTCACGCTGGTGAGGCGCTTTCCGTCGAGATGATATTGATGCTTCTCTTCGTCGAACAACAGTTCACTCATCGGGTGATCCTTCCGTAACGGTCAGCCCACACGCTGAGCTTCCGGGCGGTCTCTTCCGGGGTGTCTGTGGGGCAGATACAAGTCCCCACCCAATCGGTGCAGGTATCGCAAATCTCGAACGTGTCGTCGTTCTCGGTGATGGTGCTCATAGGAACACGCTCACTTCGTACGCGCCCCACAGGATGCCGAAGAACACGGTGTAGGAGACGGTGATGCCGAACCACTCGCGGACGGTGTCACGGCGTGGCACCGGGTGGGTGCGGAAGATCGGGCTCATGCTGTCCGCCCCAACACCAGCTCGTAACGGTTGATCCACGGGCCGTGCACGTGCGCGGTGTCGAGGACCATGTTCACGGCGACGTTCAAGTTCGACTCGAGCTCGTCAACGTCCCGCCGTGAGTCGCCGGCGTAATGCTTCGCGAGCTCGTGGAACGCTTCGATGACCTCGAACAGTTCGCCCTCTTCGATGCGTCCGCCGACGCACCAGGACAGCCACAGGGTGAACCCGGTCAGGCGTTCCGTGTTGTCCAGCCCGTGGGTCTGGTAGTACAGGTCGGCGTAGTTCCGGACGACCATGTCCGCCTGCTCGCGGGTAAGGTTGATGATTGGAAACTCTTCTTCGTAACGGTTGGGTTCCACGAGGGTCAACGGTTGCCGCCGCTGGCCCTCACCCATCTGGTTGATGCTCATGATCATGCTGCTTTCGTGTTGTCGTTGATGTACTCGTCGATGGCCTCGGGGCGGTAGCGGACGGCGCGTCCCAACTTGACGTACGCCGGCCCTTTGCCGAGATACCGCCACTGGTCGAGGGTGCGGGGTTCAAGCCCCAACCGCTCGGCAGCTTCGGCGCTGTTCAGGAGCTGGCTCATGCCGCCGGCCTTCCGTCGATGCGGTCCTCTTTCTCGATGTACGAGACGGGCACGTTCAACGCCCGCGCCAGTAGAAGAGTGATTGAGGGGTTCGGTTCCCGGCGCCCCGTTTCAAGGTCATTCAGGTATCCGAGGGACATGGGTTTCCCTGTGGTCGGCATGATGACTTTCGCCGCGAGGGAAGTTTTCGTATGACCGTCGCGTTCACGTGTGACCGTGAGCCGGGTCCAGGGTTTCTGTGCGTTTGCCATACCTAAAACAGTAGTGCGTAACTACGCGTAGTGTCAACACCTACGCATACCGGACAACGGAACAAGCTTCTGACTAGGCGTTTTCGAATATAACAACCGCGTAATTCGCGCCCATCTGCGTAGAAATGACACAACCCGATGCGCTGTACTACGCAGGCATACGCAGTCCATGGTGGAGACCATGACAACCGAACAAACCCCCGAAGGTGAGCTCATCGCCAAAGGGCAACGCCTCACCAACATCTCAACCCGCGAAGCCGCCCGACAAGCAGGCATCAGCGAAGGACGATGGAGGCAAATCGTGAAGGGATACCAGGCAGTGTCAGCAGGAACTAAAGTGCCAGTCACCGCACCGCCGGACACCCTCGCCCGCATGGCGAACGTCGTCGGCGTCACACCCGAACAACTCGAGGACGCCGGCCGGTTGGACGCCGCCGAATCCCACCGGTTCCTCTTCAAAGCCGAACCCGTCCCGTCGTCACGCTTCCCCGAAGGGTCGCTGCAATACCTGATCCAGGACCACCGCGGCGACATGTCCTATGCGCGTCTCGCCGCCCGGTCAGGGCTCACCGGTGCCACCTCAGACAGGGCGATCCACAAACTCGCAAACCAGCCGATCACCGAGTTCCCGAAGCCGGACACCATCAAAGGACTCGCGAAGGGTCTACGGGTGCCGGTGCTGGATGTGATCCGGGCGGCCGCGGTGTCCCTCGGTATTGAGGTGCACACGGCAGGCGATGATCTGGTAATCCCCGGGGCTGGGAGGCTGCCGGCGAAGTCCCGGGAACTGTTGTTGAACATGGCGTCCGCACTCATGGATGAGGATCAGGACGGGTGGGGGCTGGCAGCACATAAGGGTGAGCCCGGTGTAGACCCCGCCTGACGTAATAAAACGGTCATGTCACCCCGGAATGTCACCGGCCACTTCTAGGTTCAAGTGATGGATCTCATGGGGCTAGCCGAGGATCTCGGCATAAAGGTAATTGTTGGGGAACTACCGGAGGGCTGGTGGGGGTCTTGGAACCCTCGAACGAGGACGATAACACTGCTGGAGGGTTTGGCTGCGGACCGGAGGAGATCAGTCCTGGCGCACG